GCAACGTTTCGAGTCGCAGAATCGGTATTTCGCTCTGTCCGCGTGGCATCCTATCTCACCTCCTTTCTATTTGATATAGGCGTACTGCCCGAGAGTGGACGCACTGATGTCCGTCTGGGCATTCGAGTCCAGGTTCAACAGCATACCGTAGTACAGAACACAATTGCTAATGATCAGCGTTCCGAGAGCACCCTTCGCGTTGACTCCTGTTCCTGTGTCAACAGACTTCTCAAGGATGCCGACCGCCGTAACAGAGCCTTCCAGACAAGCGTAAGCAAACTTCGCTGTCGTGAAAGTGTCGCCTGTAGCAGTCGTGAACGTAATCACAGCATAGTTCGTGTACGTGGTCCTGTCGATGGCCGTGATGGCCCCTCCATTGTCCAAGTTGACCTCTCCATCAGAGTCGATGATCAGAATGTCATCTCCTACTGCAAAGCGATAGGAGTCAGCAATCGTGACGTTGCACACTGCTGTTCCAGACGTTTGATCAGCGACAAGATAAGAGCGTCCTGGCGCATTCTCTGCCCCAGTGATCGTTGCTGTCGGATCATAGGGCATGAAGTTGCCAGCGGAGCCCGCAGACGTGTTCCTCGAAAGAACGGTCCCCATCTTGAGAACTCCATAGCCAGGAGCAATCGTGATAGGAACCTTCAACGCAGCGTCCGGGTCGCTGTAGTACAGCTTTTTGTAATCTTCCTGAGTGCCATAAATGATGTGGGGAGTATCGCTCGCCATCAGTTTTCACCTCCTTTCGAATGGTCTAGTTCGTTTGCTTTCCAAAGCTAACGAACTGCGAGAGGGTTTCTACAGCCGCATCGTTTTCCTTAGCAAACTTCGTCGCGTCCGTGTCATCGTCGCCGCTCTCCTTCTTCTGAGTGAAGGACATGCCAAGGACGGACGAGGTCACACCTTTTTCCTGCCAATCCTTGATCTCGGCTTCGATGGCCTCACTGAAGCTCTTCTCGTCAAGAATGCCTTCCTTGACAAACTTCGAGTGAGACACATGTGCGGAGACCTTTCCGTACAGGTGCTCCGGGATGTCGGATTCCGACAGCTTGTGTGCCCAGATGCCATCCGCACGGTGCTTCAACTCTGCTTCGCTGCGAATTGCATCTCGCTTCTCAAGCTCAAGAATCCGGTCCGTGAGTCCGCTCTTCTCCTCAGTGTGCTTGTTCTCCAAGTCCTCTTTCTCCTTGGCAAACTTCTGCTCCACTTCGGATGTCACAGCCTCAGTGACCTCAGCCTTGACCTCCTCCTTCAGCGCATTGTACGCCTCCGGGTTCTGCGTTTTCAATTCCTCAAGAGTCATGCTGGATACCACCTCCTTTCCTGTGGACTCTTGATCGACCTCAGTGTCGATCACCTTGCTTGTTTGCACCTCCATATCCAATTCAATTTCATCCTTGGAGAACGCTTCTGAACGTGCATTCGAATCGTGCCCAAACACACAGACACTCATCTCCTTGAACGTGGACTGACGCCAGATAGCAGCGGGTCCCTTCAAAGTGAAGCCGTTCACTTCTGCGCTTGCTCCTTCCTCCAGCCTCTCAATTGTGCTTGGAACTGCATATATGCTCGACTCGTATGGAAAGCCCTGCTTGGACAACTTGATGAATTCGTTCGCATACTCAGTATCAACGAATTCCACACTGTCCGGATTTGCCTTTAGTTGGTAGTTCTCAATGACAGGCTTTCCATTCGAGAATGCTATTTTCCGATCCGTCCTGTGATTCTCAAGGATAGGAAACGCTTTCTTCTCAAACTTCATTCCATCGAGGTCAATGACGAGATCACCCCAGTACCAGTGGTTCTTGATCGGTTTACCAGAGTAGGCAAGCATGTTTAGCTTCGCCTTCGCTCCTTCTTCCTTTCCTACTTCAGCTTTTGCAAGACACTGATGGTCCATGAAATGCAACGCTGCCTCTGGGATCTTCATTTTCTCATTCATCGTTTCGACCTCCATGCTAAATGCCGCATTTGCAATTCGGATTGCTCTTCCGTCACAATCGGAACCTCCTTCGCTCTGACACTTTTTGAGCGCACCGTTTGCAATACGCACCCACTTTTTTTTCTGTGAAGCATTCAGTCCTTTTTTCTTACCATCAACATCCTTGACAGTCCAAGGCATCTACTTCTTTTCCGTGGAGGATGAGGGTTTGCGTGAAGATGAAGTTGGTTTCGACTTCTGACGAGTTGGCTCCGCCTCCATCTGCTCCTGCATCGACTCAGCATCCATAGAGTAAATCAATTCAGGGTAAACTTCCTTTTCCGTAGCATGCCTCAGACGCATCTTTCCATAGTTTCCGAAGCCAAGTCTCTTGGCAACCTCACTATATGGAATTCCAAGAGTATCCGTTGCTGGTCCATGTTTGACACCCATAAGTCCTTTCGCACGTCCCTCATAGTCGATACTCTCAGAAACAGGGAAGCTTATGTCAATCAACTGAAACGCTTTCTTCTTCCTGTTTTCGAATTTTGGCTCCCCATCCTTTCCAAAACTTGTTGCCTCACGTACTTTGTATTCATTCTTGAAGTCTGAAACGGATGATTTGAGGAAAAACACGGCTTGCCAGAAATCGTACTTCAAAAACCTCTCAAAATACGCGATTTCGTCCGCCGTTCGATCTGCCATCGGACCTCTGGAAGCTTTTATGCTTGCATAGCTTCCTTTTGCACGTCCAAGAGTGACATCTTCCGGCTCATTAAGCCCGGAAGAGATCATTTCCATGATATCCGTATCCTGCTCGGATATCCGCGTCAAATTCGGGTTCTTTACTTCAACCTCCACTCCGGGAGGAAGAATGAGAGAACCTCCAGGGGTTTTCTTCGCCGTTAGGCCAGTTTTACGACGATCTTCATCAGAGAGTGATAGCCACAGCTTAAATGCCCGAGGCTCCGTGAAACTGAAGATCCACATGTATGCACCACTGGATTTCTTATGGTCAATCTCATATTTCTTCAGATTCTCATAGTAATTGAGCCATTCCACTGTGGTTCGCATGTAGGAGACAGCACGACGAGTCAAAAAGCCTCTGTCCCAAGCGACGATAAAACGATAATAACCGTTGAATTTTGAGTATTTTCTTTTGCGGGAATGCGAATTTTTCAGCAATTTTCGCTGAAAATACTTGTCTTTTGCGGCAACTTCGATCAATTCAGGGTAATAAGCGCAAAAAATGGACGGGATTTGCTGTTTATTGCCATTTTGGTCGTCCAAACTGTAAATAAGAGGCATTAGCGTCTTGGAAGGGTGAAAAATGATGCCAGAATCGTCTTCTCCTGCACCCATAATGATTGCAGGGTCAACAAAGTCAACCTCAACAAAACCATCCGTGTGAAGAGTCAATGATTGGAAGAGTTCTCCTTCGATCAAGTTCCTGCCAACGTATTTCGGCCAGAAGTTGTACAATCTGTTCCTTGGATCGAGTTCGATCTCCTCTATCGCTTCCTGAATCTCTGTGATTTCGGAGGAGGTTTCAAAACCGAGACCAGTCAGTCTTCCAAGCAGTCCTCTAGTCGCTGTATTGAACTGTGGGTTTCGATTGAACTTTTTCCAGCACTCTTTTTGTAGCGTGTCTCTGGTCGTTTTGGAGTCGTCTTTGTCGGAGAGAACAGTCTGAACGAAGCCGTCTTCGTCCTTATACCCTCCAGTATTAGCATCGTACTGCCATGGCATGGAGAACTGTATCTGAGCTAATACCTCATCAGGCATATCCAAGATGTACTTCTCTACTTCCGCTCGATCCATAGATCTAGTGTCCCTATCATTTACACTGTAGGAAGAAAGTGACTGCGCCTCTCGGCGTGGCATTCCGAGAGGCGCAGCCTAAGGAACAGAGGCCCCGACAAGGAGTTCCTGGGTGTCGGCACGTGCAGAAAGGGAGATTAAAGGTCACATGCACAACCTCCTGATCGAGGGAAAGAGGAGAGACTCATCATGAACAAGCAAGGTGGAAGGTATCAAAACGGCAGGAAGCTGTCAAGAAAAAAAAAGAAAAAAATATCTATAGGTCGAAGAAAGTTCTTTGCGGAGGATATCGAGGGTCCTTCGGCATACTGGAAACATTGCCTCCAATGACTTCTCTGAATTGCTGAACAATGTACCATCTTTTGTTACGAACAAATGTCGTAGAGTCCACTGAATCAACATTATGATTGTATGCCCAAAGGAGTCGAGTAAGTGTTCCTATTCTTCCTACATGACACTTCTTTCCTTCAGAGTGAGCGTACTCAACCCAGTGGCTCGTCGTGCCACTCTTCCATTCATCCGTTCCTCCAACGAAGATTCCATCAAACATCGAGAAGTCCAGATCCAGTTTCATTCCATCTTGAACAGCAAGATACAGATTAGGAACGTCTGGCATTCTGTCTCTCCACTGCAAGGAGAACTCATAGGATTTCATTCCTCTTGCAACTAAGTCAGGGCATACAACCATATCCGGACGTATCCTATATCTTTGGAAGTCAGAGAGGAGCCGAATGAATCCGTACTCATCGAAGTAGCCTCCTTTCCTGTAGACCGAGTACGCTCCATTGTCCAGAGCGATAGGAAGCTTTCCAGCTAAAGGCGTGACGTGTCTACCGATTGAGTAGTCGCGTTTCTTGATTAGAGGAATGACAAGAATGCCAAGATCGAGCCTTTGTATCATCTCGACATCCCACTCTCGCAGAGGAATTCCGGTGTAGATCAGCATGTTTATGGCTCCAGCAGTATTCCATTCTTTCCACTCTCATAAAGTTCCAAGTAGCGGATTTGAAAACCAAGTGCGGCTATCTTATGGAAGAGGAGTCGAGCGAAGGACTCACAGGTAGGCTCCGCAAGCCTCTCGTTCAAATAGGAATGATCGTACTCATCAAGAACACGGCTTATGAATGCATTGAGAGAAGCAAAGTCCATGATCATTGTCGGGCATGTTTTGAACTGTAGCAGGTTAGACTCTCTCGGAGGAGCAAGACAGATCTTCAGCTTGTATGTATGTCCGTGGAGGTTCCTACACTTGCCCTCATGACATTCAAGCTTGTGTGCTACCGAGATTTCTCGGTTAACAATGATCCACTCTTCCATGTCAGTAGTTCCCCACAAGTGTCTTGTCCGGCGTGAACGATCCAAAGAACCGTGCTGCTTTCCTTGGACGAAATTCATCCGGCCCTAACATCCTGCCTCCATACATGCACCAGCCGAGAGAGTATATGAAATCGTCCTGAACTCCATACTTTTCTATTTTCTCGGGAGATCCAAACCATCTCTTATCCGTATCGTGATCAAACACACTGGCCTCTTCACGGAGAATGTCCTCTTTCTTGCTTCCGTGGATAGGAACAGAGGGTGCCTTTAATCGTCCTTTCTCGACTACATTGAACAGTTCCTTGAACGCTCCTCTCTGTCTGTCGTATGTCGGGTAGATCGCTTCGAAAGCAATCTCTCGTTCCTCGGACCACGCTTGCAAGTCCCATATCCCGAATCGCTCTCCGCAGATCATGTCGATTCCGTCATACTCAATGTGGACGGCTTCCAGTATCGCTTTCATCCGCTCTAGTGAGTGATCGTCAATGTCTGCTGCGTAGAGCAGGAAGTAGATGTACTCCGGCGATCCTTGCTCCTGGTTATATACGTAGGGATTAGAGCGTGATCCAACGAGTCCTTTCAGCAAGAAGGTCAATATTGTACGGGCATTCGAGCGGATTGCCATAGGATCAGCCATATCTATTCCTACGAGTAATGCAAAATCCGTATCGAACAGTATGCTTAGATTCTCAACTTCCTGCATAGTAGGAAAGCGTGGAACAGGATAGTTAGGATCTGTCATACTCAGGATGCTCTCAACAGTCTTGTATCGCTTCTCAATCTCGTAAATGCGCTTTTCGAGTTCTATTGCGCCGTCGAAGAGACCTCGTCCTTCGATGTCAATCTTGGACGTGAGTA